ATGTACAAGGTCTCAGATCGAGACGGTCTGTATGTAGCCGTGCTGATCTCAGGCACCATCTCGTTTCGTTACGATTACCGCATCAACGGCCGCCGGGAGACGCTGGTTATCGGTCAGTATGGTCGTGACGGTATCACACTGGCTGAAGCCAGGGATGAACTGATAGCGGCTAAAAAGCTGCTGAACGCAGGCCAGTCGCCGGCTGCGGCGAAGCGTGACGGTATCAAACGTATCCGCGGCGCCGAAACATTTACGGTACATACCGACGCCTACATGAAACATGTGGTCCTGGCTGACAGCACGCGGGCTATGAAGCAATCAGTAATCGACCGGGATATTTTGCCTGTTCTCGGAAACAAAATGATGTCCGAGATAACGACCCCTATGGTGCGTGATCTTTGCGATCGCATAGTCGAGCGCGGCGGACGTGCGACGGCGGTGCAGGCGCGTGAAATAATTAGCAGCGTGTACCGGTACGCCAATGACCGCGGGCACGGGTTATTCAACCCGGCCGCAGATATCAAACCTTCTGCGATCGCCATGTTTAAACCGCGTGACCGTTGCCTGCAGCCGGAAGAAATCGGCGTGCTGTTCAGGTCGCTCGACATCGTCAGCACGTTGCCAACTTTAAAACTGGCGGTAAAGCTCATCCTGATCACTATGGTGCGCAAAACCGAGTTCATCATGGCGACGTGGAAAGAGGTGGATTTCAGCAAAGGAACCTGGACGATCCCATCTGACAGGATGAAGGGGAGCCGGTCGCACGTCATCTACCTTCCGCCTCAGGCGCTGGATCTGATGGTAGGCCTGCAGATGTGTGCCGGCGGGAGTGATTATCTGTTGCCAGGTCGCTACAGCACCAGTAAGCCGCTATCCAATGCCGCTCTGAACTCAGTCATCGATCGCGCGGTTGCTGCGGCAGCGGATGCCGGGGAGAACCTGCAACCTCTAACAGTGCACGACCTGCGGCGCACAGCGAGCACGCTTTTGCATGAAGCTGGTTTCCCGTCAGACTGGATAGAGAAGGCGCTTGCGCATGAACAGAAGGGCGTGAGGGCTGTTTACAATAAGGCTGAGTATTCCCGGCAGCGGGCCTACATGCTGCAGCAGTGGGCAAATATGGTTGATGCATGGATAAACGGGGAGCATTACGACCTGGTGCCGTTCTCCCCGTCTGCATTTGAAAAGTGGATGAATGAACAATAGTCCGCCCGTAGGCGGCTCATTGTGTCGCCTGCGAAGAATTCTCAAAGAGTCCGCGCAGGAACTTAACCATCGCGTTTGCAGAATCCCGCTGCTCACGGTAGCGCGCCGCTTCTCTCTGCAGGTGAATGATCTCACCATTCCTCTGGTTGATAATGGCGCGCGCCTCTTCGAGCTGTCGTATCAGCGAGGCCTCTTCGGCAATGTTCATGCGGCCTCCGTCTTCACTACCGGCACAGCGCAGCCTGGCAGCAACTCAACCGCAGGCGCCGTGCACTGATTCCCCCACACATCGAAACCGTGAGACGACTGGCGGGCGAAGAGCTCAATGCGCGGGACATCGCCAAGCAGCTGCACCAGTTTCTCGCGTATAACGTCCGGTTTGCGCGAGTTCTCCAGGCGCGGCGCCGTGACGTGCTGGCAGATCGAGGCGTCCATGCGGGCCGGTAGTTTCCCGCGCACCGCAAACAGGCAGTCTTCGCTGTTCGCCCGGGTCATATGTCCCATGCCGATCGCACTGTTCCCTTTATGCTTGTTCGTCTTGTGCCAGGTGAATCCCTTCATTGTCATCAGGCGGAAGCCCCAGGCCTCCATGACTTTCAGCGCCTCTACCGGCTGAGTCGGTACCCACCACATAGCCAGAAGGCAATCTTCGGCGGCGAGCTCCCATACCGGCAGCCTGCAGATATCCAGAACATTCATCACTGGATACTTGAAACCGGCGCCGCGGTCACCGTCGGCTGCCTTGTCGCGGTATGCCCAAGGCGGATCGCTATAAATTAGAGTGTATTTTTTAGTTGTCATGATTTTTCCTCAATAGCTCAGCTACGCGACGAAAAGATGAAAATGATTCGATATTTCTTGAATAATCAAGAATTCTTTGTTTTCCGGTAGGGTAAATTCGTCCTGGGTAAACTTTATCTTCAGTGCGAAACTCTAAAGTTTGTTTTATTGATCCAATGTTTTTGCAGCTGGTAAGCTCCATTGCTGCCATGAAACCTATTTTTTCATCCTCAATCACAACAAAGGCATAAAAATCACAACATCCACATTGAGTTGCTCGTATGCTCCCTTTTCCGGTTCTGGTGCTAAATCTGTAAACATTTTTTGATTTACCGTAATCTCTCATACGAAGTGTTGATCTGACCTGTCCTCGCAATAACCTTCCTTCACTTTGGACAACGATGTCATATGGCAATCCTTGGTCTGACGGGAAACAAATAAACCCTTGTTTGGTTAATGAGAAAATTGCGTAATACTCACCACATTTGCCCATTTCGAGTTCATTGACATATCCATCAGTCATGCTGACACCTTCTTGCTATTCAGTTGCTCCGCCAGGCGCTGAGCCTTCAGCGGGTTCTGGATAACCTGGCCGCCGGGCGCCAGCCAGCCACGGCGTACGGACGAATAAACCAGCGTGATACTGCCTACGCGAATGCTGTCGTGTGGGTTAGTCATAAATCACCCCGGCGGTTGCGCAGATCCCGGCATAGCATCCCTGGCGAAGCCGGTTCCCGCGGCCAATGCACTGATCGCGGCGTATAGCGATACGGGCCCGCTCAACCTCGCCAGTGGCCGCATCCATGCACTCAAGCCAGAGGCGAGCGGCCAGGCGGTACTGGCCTTTGTTCTCGCGAGCAATAGCGCGCTGCTCGATCTCCATTGCTGCCGGCGTTACGGCGACAAGAGGTGGCGCTTTGCGCTGCGAGACATAATCCGCGTGGTATTTTTCCATCCGATTCATCGTATCCAACCCTCTCGAAAAATGACCGCCAGCAGGAACAGCCAGGCGGATACGGCGGCCAGGTACAGAAACCATCCTGACCACCTTTCCCAGTACCTCGCCAGCGACGTCACGCCGCGTTACCAACCGGGCGAAATACTCGCTGCTCAACCGGAGGCTTTTTTCCAGCAAACTCCGTTGTGCCGTTCTGCTGACGTTCATCCAGCCAGCGCTCGATCTCTTCGCTGTTCCAAGCACAGCGCTTGTCTGTGATCCAGAAACGCTTAGGAAACTCCCCGTTTTTCTCCATGCGGTCGATAGTGCTCATCGATACAGGCACCACCGCCAGCAGTTCCTTTTTGCCTAATGCACCTTTCATCGTTACCTCTCTTTTTTCAGTGCGGCGCCGGGCGCGCCGCGGTGGTGATTACATAGGGACTTTGTTCAGTTCGTCTTTGCGGATGCCGTATACATCGGTGGCAGCGTCCAGTAACTCCTGGTTACCAGCCAGACGGTGGGCCGCGTATTTGTAGGCCTTGTCCAGTTCTGCAACGTTACGAGCCGCCATAGCCGCAGAAGAGAAGCCAGAGAGAATGTCTTCTGGGGCGCGGTCGTCAGTCTTTTTAGCCTTCTCTTCATGGTGCTGATCAGGGTGCGAATTGATCAGCTGATTCATCCCCGCAGCGGTGCTAGCCGGTGGCGTAATGTCGCGCTCAACACGCGGTGCTGCTTCCTGCAATTCGTCAGGGGTGTAGACGCCAAGGAGAACATCAGGGGCGTGCAGGCGTGCCCAGCGCTTAACGCACAGGTAAGCCAGTTGCTGACGCGGATCCTGCTCCCAGAGGGGTGAGTTGCGCACTCCGGCTTGCGCCATGCTGATGGTCAGGGTGCGAGGCTCAGATTCGCCTTTAAGGGTTGCCCACACTGTCACTGTCAGGCTCGGAGATTTGTCGGTTTTCCCGCTTACTTTTGACCAGTCGCCATCCCATTTGTAGTTCAGGCGAGTGGCCAGAAGGTTTGAGGAAGAGACAACCGCATTAACCAGTTGCGCTTCATAGCCCAGCGTGCCGTTAACCACATGGGTTTTCTGCGCCACCGCGAACGGGTTCATTCCCCACTGCGCCGCCTGCATAGTGACTGCCAGGCAATCAGCTGGCTTTCCAGCGAGGTGAGCAGGAACGGTGGCTTTGCTGTCAGCCATCAGGGTGGCAAATCGCACCAGGCGATCCATCCCTTCCGGGCTGAAGATTGCCGCGGCGGTGCCGACGGTAGCGCCAGGCTGAGAAGTGATTGCGATGTCGTTGCTCATACGTACATATCCTGTTTACGTGCCCACTCAGGGCGTTTAATAACTTCAAATCCACCCCAGTCGCCTGTTTCGCGGCACTGGTGATAGGTATTCAGATCCCGGCGGTATAGCGCATGCCCTGTGTCCACGTCCTGCGCATCCAGTTCGAACACCCGCACCGGGTAGCGTCCGCAGTCAATGGTTTCGCTCACTGCCAGGAAGAAGAATCCATGTGGATCGCCGGTGGTTTGCTGCGCGCCTTCGCGGTACATCGCGTCCTGTACGTGGTACCGGAATTCCTCAATGTGGCGCGAGAAACGCTCCATATCGGCAACCTTCTTCACGTCCAGCAGGACAGGGTGATTCTTCAGGCGCTTGTCCGGGCGTATGCGGCACAGCTCGCCAGTCTCCGGATCCGTCCAGTAGTGGGACGCTTCGCAGAATCCTTCCGCCTCAAGCAGCCAGCGCGCTGCCGGGTGCGCCATTGCGCTATCACGCATCAGCTTCAACTGACGATCCTGCTCCGCCTCCATAACTGTTTTCCCGCTCCCCTCGCAATCCTTCATGAAAGCCGCTTCATCCGCTTTCCCCTGGTTTGTTCGGCGGTTAAAGGTTGGTGCCACGATGAAGCGCTTATCGAACTCTTCCGGCTCCAGAAGCAGGCAGTGCAGGGCAGTTCCCATATCCAGAGCTTTCAGCTTTTCGGTATCGACCGGTGCTGATTTCTGCCACTGCAGAAGGGCTGGGCTCAGCGCCACCATATCCAGCTGCGACTTACTCACGCCGTCGCCGGCGTGGTAGTCCTCGTTGCTGATATCGAAGTAAATTCCTGGCGTCATTTCAGCAGTCCTTATGATCATCCCAAGGCCCAAACCCACCCACGTAAACGAAACCTCGAGATGGTTCGCTAACATGATTCTCTCGTTGCAGCCGCTCAATTGAATTTCTGTCAATTGCAGCCTCACGCATCTCTATGGATTGATGCCCACGACGGCGGCCGTATTGTTTCCAGAATGCAGCGCATGACTTACTGCAAAACTGTGCCCATCCTCTTTTCCTGTCAGAAACCCGAGCCATAAATTTGTCTGGGCAACACTTACATGTAACTTCAACTGTTTTCCCGCTCATGCCGCGTTCCTCGCCGTATCCAGCTGGTCAGCCAGATCCCACTTGGCAATGATGCCGGTGAGTTCCCGCTGATACGCGGCCAAGCATTCTTCAAACTCAGAGCTCATCATCAGCTCTTCCAGGATCTCGCTGCGCACGCCTTTGCGCTCCAGCTCGTAGAATGGCTTTTGCAGCTGATGAAACTTGATCGCGTCGATAAGCTCGACGTGGCGCTCGTACAGCATCTGGTTAAGCTGGTAGTCGCCGTCGATGTTGTTCATGATTTTTTTCAGGTTGTTAATCTGCTGAATGTTCACTTGCTCACCCCCATACCCATTTCCGTTTTTGCTGCCAGTTTGCTGACGAATGCCCAGCTGATTGCTTCCGGCAGCGTGCGAAACTTCCAGCTCATCAGCCCGCATGCCGTAACGCAGTACCAGCCGTTAATGATTTGCCATTGCATACACACCTCACTATTACCATTTGGTAAATATCAGGGGTATGAGAAAGCCACCAGATGGTGGGTTTCTGGTAATTCAACGCCCTGTTGTTACCGTTAAGGTAATAATCTGATCAATTTTCGAATTAGTCAATAGATGTGACGAGGAAAAGTTTACCAAAATGGTAAATGTATGAGGCGCGGGAAGTTATCCCCCCGGCAGGATTGCAGGAGTGGCAGGTAGATTAGAGGCTTACTGGTTCTGGCTGACGATGAACTTGATGAAGGCGGTGATCTTGTTTTTCTCTTCCTGCGGCAGCCTGGCGTATTCGTGGTGGTCATAGTCAATCAGACCAGCATTGCCAGGCGGCAGGATCAGCTCATATGCATCGCGGCCGAACGCCCGCGCGATAGCCGCCAGTACGCCAATGCTGGTTGAACCTTCTACGTTCAGGATGCGATTTACGGTCGCCTGACCGATGCCGGCCGCTTCCGAAACCTTTTTCTCTGAGTTCAGATTCGGATGCTCTCCCATCCATACACCCAGGGTAAAAGCTGCCTGCTTTTCTACGCTCCATTCCTGCGGGTCGATAATCTTCGGCAGGATCGGGTTGTCAGAAAGATGGTCGACATCCAGCCAGAATCGCTCTTTCCTGGTGAAAGCTTCGATCTCGCGTGCGACGCTTGCGCCGATATTTTTTGTCCCTTTGCTCCACCTGTTAACGAGATTCGCTGATTTTTTGAATCTCTCGGCAAACCGGAGTTGCGTGTTATCGAAATCCTTCCGGATTATCTCGTTGAGGTTGTCGCGTCGTATGTCGTAGATGCTTTTCATTTCTATTTTTTTAGCCTGAAATTGTTACCTAACTGATTAAATTTAATAGAATATTACCATAAAGGTAAACTTACCAAAAAGGTAACAGTCATTGATTTTTACACCAGATTGGTAATAATCAGGCTGTCTAAAGTTAGTCCGGGACTAAAAAAATATGAGCGATGTGCAAAAATTTGACTTCAAACGCTGCTGGCTCGACCTCTCGCCGGCTGAGCGAGAAGAGTTCGCAAGTGACGCCGGCACGACCAGCCACTACATTCAGGTTCACCTGACTGGCCGTAGAAGAATTCCACGTAAACCACTGTTAGAAAGACTGTTTAAAGCCTGCAAATCCCGTAAGTGGATCTCCGCAAAATCCGACCTGGTCCTCTGGTTCCACGAACGTTAATCCTCAAAACTCACCCGCGCCGCCACCCCCAGGCGGCTCCTGCCTCTCCCTGAATACCAATCTGGTAATAATTATCCAAATACGGTTGATCTTTTTTTGGCTTGCTGCAAAATTACCAAAGACAAATGCAGAAAGAGGGCAAGTCGATGAAGCGAATTACCCAGCGAGAGGCCATTGAGCAGGGGCTCACCCGGTTCTACACAGGGAAGGCGTGTAAGCATGGACATGACAGCGAGCGATACACCATCAGCGGCGAGTGCGTTACGTGCAATAACGAACGCGCGCGCCGGCAGGCGCAGATGAGATCGGAGCGTCTGAAAGCAGCCAGAAAGGCCAGGGAGGCAGCATGACGCCTTCAGCTTACTACAACGAGATCGACCCATTCGCGGCGCAGTGGCTGCGTAACCTCATAGCCGCCGGGCATATCGCCCCGGGCGAAGTTGACGAACGGAGTATTGAAGATGTCACACCTGACGACCTCAGAGGATTTACCCAGTGCCACTTTTTCGCCGGGATCGGTGGATGGTCATATGCTCTGCGTCTGGCCGGATGGCCGGATAACAGACCGATTTGGACAGGAAGTTGCCCATGCCAGCCTTTCTCCTCGACTGGCAAAGGCGCTGGGTTTGGTGACGACAGACATTTGTGGCCTGCCTTTGGCTGGCTTATCAAGCAGTGCCGACCTCAGCGCATCGCTGGCGAGCAAGTTGCAGGAGGTCGTGCGGATCCATGGTTCGACCTTGTACAAAATGACGTGGAAAGAATGGGCTACGCCTTCGGGCTTACGCCGTTCCCGGCTGCGGGTGTCGGGGCGCCGAACGAGCGAGAGCGGGCCTACTGGGTGGCCGACGCCAACCTGCAATACGAATCCACAGCCAGAAACGAAGCGCGGACTGCAGAACCTGTCCGGAGCGGTGAAATTATCTGGCTGGCAAACTCCGCTCGCGAACGACGCGACGGGGTCGACCCATTGCTACAGCGGAAAGAACCCGGACGGTACTCCCAAAGTCTGCCTGAAATTACCGGGAACCGTTCTACTGACGGGTTGGGTAACTCCAACGTCACGCGACTGGAAGGATTCGGCGGGAATGACGGCGCAGCGGGACGGGAAAGAGCGACTGGACCAGCTGCCGCGCCAGGCGTTCACCTGCGGGCCCTTGAGGTTAACGGTTTTTGGCGAGATGCGGACTGGCTCTTTTGTCGAGATGGCAAATGGCGTCCAGTTGAACCCGGCACATTCCCGCTGGTTGATGGGGCTGCCGCACGAATGGGACGAGTCGAGCCCGGGGTGGCAAGAGTGGCAAGCAGCAACCGCGTCGGCCGCCTGAAAGGGTACGGCAACGCCATAAACGCCCAGGCAGCTGCGGCTTTCATTCGCGCTTATATGGGGGTGCAGGATGGCCAGTAGCTGGATAAAAGTCGAGGTGATCACACCAGACAAGCCTGAGATTTTCCAGATAGCGGAAATCCTGAATATCGACCCCGATGCGGTACTCGGTAAGCTCGTTCGCATATGGGCATGGGCGGATCAGCAAACTGTTGACGGTAACGCTGGCAGCGTTACAAAAGGAGTGCTTGACCGTATCGCTTTTATTACAGGATTCGCTGATGCACTGATCGCTGTTGGTTGGCTCGCCTACGACGGCAACAAGCTTATTCTCCCCAACTTTGAGCGCCATAATGGGGAAAGCTCTAAAAAACGGGCACTTACAAACAGAAGGGTTGCAGCACACCGTAAAAATGAAACGCAGAAAGTAACGCTGCCAGCGTTACAAAAAGCGTTACCAGAGGAAGAGGAAGAGGAAGAGGAAGAAGTAAAAGATAAGATCCCCCCTAACCCCCCAAGGGGGAGGGAGCCAAAAAAATCTTATCCGTATCCTGACCAACTCAATGCCGAAGCCTGGGATGAGTGGAAGGCCTACAGGTCTGAAATGCGATTTAAAGCCTACGCGCCAACTGAACGGAGCGAGGGGGCAGCAATCACCGAACTGATTAACCTGTCTGGTGGCAACCACACACGGCAGATGCAGATTGTGAAGCAGAGCATGGCGAAGGGTTGGAAAGGGCTGTTCGAGCTGAAAGGCGGCTCTGGGCAGCGAGATGTGAACACCATATCCCGTCCGGATACCGAGATCCCGCCGGGATTCAGGGGCGGACCGGCGCCCTGACAGCCAGCGCAGCGCGGAAGCGCGTTTTTTTACGCCTTAATGTTTACCAAAAAGGTAATAAAATATGCGCAAGGCTATTGATATTGATCCGTTTATGGTTATAAATTACCAATAAGGTAAAAATCATGCGAAAGACACTACAGGCACTTGGCCGGCTTAAAGCGGGCCAGATGAACAAAACCGAAACGGCGTATGCGCAAGAGCTTGAGCTGCGTAAGCGCTACGGGGAAATCGCCTGGTACCGGTTCGAAGGCATCAAGCTGCGTCTGGCTGACAACACGTTCTACACGCCTGACTTCGCCGTGATGCTGGCAAACGGCCAACTGGAAATGCACGAAGTGAAGGGGGGTTACTGGACCGACGATGCCAGGGTGAAAACCAAAGTCGCCGCCGACCAGTACCCATTCCGGATCATCGGAGTAACGAAGCTCCCGGCAAAAGCCGGTGGCGGGTGGAAGGTCGAAGAGTTCTAAAACAACGATCTTCATTGATATCAATTTAATCAATAAGTTAAACGGGTAAGCGGGGGTAAGTATGGATTTCGATTTCGTGAATTACAGCCGGCGGTCGCTACTGCTGTTCGTGATGGTGGCAAACATCATTGGGTGGGTGGCAATCATCGCCGTCCTGTATGTGGCTTATCTGGCGATCGAGTGGGTGACAGCATGAACATCGAAACAGTAAACGAGCTCATCGCCTCCCTGGAGAGCGCGGGCGAGCTGTCGATCAGAGAGCAGAAGTTCCTGAAGCTGGCGAAAGCGTTTAAGCAGATGGCGGCGGAGAATGTGGCGCTGAAGACGTTCTGCAAAAACGCCGCATTTGATGCCGACTATGAAGCCGAACTTGGTATGGAAAGGGGCGGGTTTACTGACGCTCTCAACAATATCGAAATCCCCGCCACCGACCGCATCGTAGCCGGGATTAAGGCTGATGGGGTTGAGGAGTTCATTGGTCTCCTGCAGCAGCATGTCGATGAGGGTGATTTTGTAGGCGATGAAGTTGCCGTAATTGTTGGCGCTATCGACTGCGGTAAGGAGTTTTTCGAGCAACTGCGCGAGGGGGCCGACAAATGAGCATCGCCACTTATCTCAATACCGGTTTAGCCATTCTGGGATGGGCATACATCATGGTTAAAACAGGCCAGTGGATTACCAAAAATGCTCTGAGGCAGTGGGACAAGCGTCGTAAGGAATCTCGCCGCCAGAAAGCTGTGAATGAGTTTTATGACGCCTTTGAGCTTAACAGCCTGGAACCTGGCTCTACCGTTCGCCTGGCCACTAAAGGCGACCTGACAATCATGATGTTCCGCAGCGAGGGGGACGATAAATGATAACCGGGACTACTAATTATGACGATGTGGCAGAAGTCCGCTGCAATTTGTGCGGCGGTTATTACAAAGCCGACGATCCGGAAAGTCACGAATGTGAGGATGCAGCATGACTGACATCACCGAACTGGCGCAGAGCCTGAAAGCGGCAGCAGAGAAAGCGACTCCTGGCGAATGGCGTAGGGCTTCAACTCAATTCAACGGAATTACGGCAACGCCGTTCATGCTTGGAAGAAAAGAGGTGATGATTGCAGGAGTTTCTAAAAAGCGCGACGCCGAATTCATCGCCCTGGCTAACCCTGCCAACATCCTCGCGCTGGTAGAGGCGCTGGAGAAGGCGCAGGCTCAATCATCGAAATGGCTTGAGGCCTACCATAAAGCCGTATCGATTGGCGCTCGGTATGAGGAGCGCATCGCCGAGCTGGAGTCCCGCACCGTCACCGTGAAGCTGCCGCCAAAAATTGAGCGTAACGATGCTGACGGCTGGTTTATGTACAACTGCGGGCGCGTCGGTGGCGGCGCTGCTGAGTGGTACAACAAGGCGCTGGATGATGTCGGCGCAGAACTTACCGCCGCTGGCATCAAGGTGGAGGCTGAGTGATGTTCATAATCGAAAGCCCCGAGCAGCGCCTGAAGCGCGTTCTCAAAGAAAACGCCGGTAAATTCACCATCGACGAAGACGGCGGCATCCATACCAACTGGCAGCATCCAGAGGTGCAGGAAACCATGCGTAAGCATTTTGAATCGCTGAGAAAAATTAAGGTGGAACGGCAATGACCAAATCAACCATAACCAGAGAACGCCTGGCAAAAATTAAATCATGGCGTGAAACCTACGGCGCCGGAAGCAACGTAATGCTGCCAGCTGAAGAAGCGGAAGAGCTGGCCTGCTTGGCGCTGGCCGCAATGGACAGCGAGCCGGTGGCAGAAGTGGTTTCAATTTATGGCGACCCCGAAGCCTTTGGGGAGCGAGAGATTAGACCGCTTGTCGGCATTCAGCAAATGCCATACGGGACGAAGCTCTATCGCCACGCGCAGCAGCCGGTAGTTGACGCCGATGATAATTTCTATTCGTGGTTTGGCAGGGAGTGGCAGGAGAATTATCAGCACAACCAATACACCACAGCGGCTAAGCAAATGCTGGGCGTGATGGCTGAATCTGCGTGGAAGGCTGGGCGCCGCGCCGCCATGCTGCAGGAACTCCAAAAAAGTGCAGGAGTATCGAATAACTGCAGGAATAACGAAAAGGTGCAGGACCTGCAGGTTGGCAAGTCGCAGGTAGCACCATCCCCCTTTGGGTACGTGCTCTGCAACCACGGACGACCGGACCCTGATTTTGTTTTTGCAGACTGGGACTCAGCCGAGGGAACGGCAGAGCATCTGAACGGCGACACGCATGACCTGTGGACCGTGGAGCCGGTATGTCTCGCAGCTGCCCCGCAGGAGGTGAGCCATGGCTGAGTTACGCGCAGGTGGGCTGGCGATAATCATTCGTTCGCCCTTTCCTGAAAATGTGGGGCGGGTTGTTAAGTTGGTGGCTTGTATTGGTGAAAAAAATCACCAGTCTGGACGTGGAGTTTATTGGGAGGTGGAAGCCACGGCAGAGCTTGCAGCGGAGCTTGCAGGGACGCCCTGGCGCGTTAAACCCGGTTCGGCATGTATGGTGCTGGCTAAAAACCTGATGCCAATCGACGGCGACGACTTCAGCAATGAAGACGAGCGCCAGAAGGAGCGGGAGCATGCCTAAATCCCCCGCAGAACGCAAAGCCGCGCAGCGCGCGCGGCAGTCCGCCGCCGGTGAGCGCAAAATTGAACTGGTGCTGGATGAGCAGGAGCAGGAGATGCTGGCGCGTAACTGCGCCGCCCGGCGCCCTGGTCGTGATCCATACGAAATGGCCGAGTACATCGCGTTGCTGATCCGCCAGGATGATGCCCGGGTGCGCGGCCGGATTAACGCCATCAGCAAACGGCGCTGCGGAAAGTGCGGCGATCAGCTGCCGGTAACATCATGCCCGTGCGCTGGTGATTCTCAATGCTGGGCCACTCTTGGCTGGCACGAAACTAAACTACCGCTGTGACATGTCACGTAATATTGACTAAACCCTCGCATGATTATACTGTTTAAATATACAGTATTTTGGGGGTGAGGATCATGGGTGGCAAAGACCGTAATTATACTGTCGTTTACCGCGGGGATTTTATCGATGCTGTACCTGATGGCCGATGGATGATGATCCAGCGTGGCAAGGAGTACGGCGGTGGGTACTGGTTTGGTCGAGCTTATGCCGACTGCTTCTGGCTTGAGTTTGAGCGGCCAATGCCACTATCAAGCTGTGTTGAGTACGTCGTGCTATACGACCATGTCGCCGCCCGAGCTCATGAGTTTGAGGATGAATTTAAACTGGAATGACCGCAGCCGCCGACTATGGCGGCTTTGTTTTGCGTGTTACTATTACCTAAAAGGTAATTATTTTCGGGGTGTTTACCATGCCAAAGGATCCGAAGCGCAAATCAACTCAGTACAAACCGTTGACGGTGATGCAGGAAGCCTACGCCCAGGAGTATGTGAAATGCCCTGAAAATCAGACGCAGGCGGCCATCAATGCCGGGTTCTCCCCAAAGTCTGCCCACGTCAAAGCCAGCACGATGATGCGTGATGAGCGTATCCAGAAACGAATCGCTGAGCTCATGGAGGAGCGCAACAAGCGCCTGCGCGTCAGTGCCGATTACGTGCTGCTGCGCCTGGTGGAAATCGACCAGATGGATGTGATCGACATCCTCGACGATGAAGGCGGACTGAAGCCGATTAGCCAGTGGCCTAAAGTCTGGCGAACGTCGATCAGCGCAGTGGATATAAACCGCATCAGGATGGCAATGAAGGATGACGAGGAAGATATCGAGTCCACGCTGCAAAAAATCAAATGGCCCGACAAGGTGAAAAACCTCGAGCTCATCGGTAAGCACGTCGACGTTAATGCGTTCAAAGAGCGCATGGAAGTTAACGTGAACGTTACCATTGCCGACCGCATGGCCGCCGCCCGGCGCCGCCTGAAAGAGCGCCAGGGTGGTGACCAGTGACAGACGCCGCTTTATCCCCGGAAGAGCAACTGATCGACGATATCGCCAGCTTCACCCATGACCCGCTGGGCTATGCGCTGTATGCGTTCCCGTGGGGCGAGGATGGCACAGAACTGGCGCACGCCACCGGGCCGCGACAGTGGCAGGCTGATGCATTCCGCGAGATAGGCGAGCACCTGCAGAACCCGACAACACGTCACCAGCCGCTGATGATTGCCCGGGCCTCCGGTCACGGTATCGGTAAATCTGCTTTCATCTCGATGCTGATTAACTGGGGAATGTCCACCTGCGAGGATTGCAAGGTGGTGGTGACCGCCAACACCGACAACCAGCTGCGCACGAAGACCTGGCCGGAAATCATCAAATGGTCGAACCTTGCCATCAACAAAGACTGGTTTACCTGCACCGCTACGGCGATGTACAGCAACGATCCAGGCCACGATAAACGCTGGCGCGCTGACGCAATTCCATGGTCTGAGCACAACACAGAGGCGTTCGCCGGGCTGCACAACGAGCGTAAGCGCATCATCGTCGTATTCGATGAGGCCTCCAATATTGCCGATCTGGTGTGGGAGGTTGCCGAGGGCGCGCTGACGGACGAGGACACAGAAATTATCTGGGTAGCGTTCGGTAACCCGACGCGTAACACCGGGCGATTCCGGGAATGCTTCCGCAAATACAAGCATCGCTGGAAGTGCGCGCAGATCGATTCCCGCACCGTGGAAGGTACCAACAAGCAGCAGCTGCAGAAATGGGTGGACGACTACGGCGAGGACAGCGACTTTGTGAAGGTCCGCGTGCGCGGGATCTTCCCAGATGCGTCAGAGCTGCAGTTCATCCCTACCGGGCTGACTGACGAGGCAATGAAGCGCGTTGTGACCGCTGCGCAGGTGGCGCACGCCCCGCGGATAATCGGTGTCGACCCGGCTTATTCCGGCGTGGATGATGCTGTGATTTATCTCCGCCAGGGGCTGCACAGCAAAGTGCTGTGGACCGGCAATAAGACCACCGACGATCTGATTATGGCGAAGCGAATCGCCGACTTTGAGGACCAGTACCAGGCTGACGCGGTGTTTATCGACTTCGGTTACGGTACCGGGCTGAAGTCCATCGGTGACGGCTGGGGCCGCACCTGGCAGCTTGTGCCGTTCGGCGGCGCATCGGCAGATCCTCAGATGCTGAATAAGCGCGGAGAGATGTTCAACGCCTGCAAGACGTGGCTCAAGCTCGGCGGTGCGCTGGGCGACCAGGAGACGGCGGAAGACCTGTCCGCGGCAGAGTACAAGGTAAGGGTGGACGGTAAGATCGTCATGGAGCCGAAAGAGGATATCAAAGAGCGTCTGGGCCGGTCGCCGGGCAAGGGCGATGCGCTGCTTCTGACATTCGCATACCCGGTGACAAAGCGTTCGGATTTCCCTGCTGCCGGCGGTAAGCAGCCCAACGTGATCAGCGAGTACGACCCGTGGGCCTAACATTTTAAAATAATAATTTTTCATCGTTTAAAGAGGATTCCTTTTCTCTTTCAGCTTGTCTTTGTAGAGCTGCATTCATTTGAACTTCTAAAATATCTGGTAGTCTTACATTGCTTATTTGAGATTTGTAATATTGATAAATTATTTTAAGATCTGAATTTTCATTTTGTAATTGTTGTATCTCAAAATTTTTTTTCTCAAGTTGTGAGCCTAATTCAGAAACCCTTGAAAGATATGTATTATAAGCATCGATTAATTCATTGTACTTCTTCTCAAGATCATCCTTTTCTTTCGTTAACTCACCCATTCTTACCTGTGACTCTGTTATTTGCTCTTTCATTGACTGAATGTCCTTTTCAGCGCCAGTTTTTACCTTGTCGTAAGTTACATCATGTTTTGCCTTCAGACGTTGCAATCGTGTGGAGCGTTGGATTATGCGAGCCTGTTTGAAGTTCTCAATTGACTCTGCATTGTCAAGCGGCTTGCTTTGCCATTTAGTTATAGCATTATTAATCCACGGCAAACCAACACATAAAACAAGTGAAGAAATTGCAGGGAAGACAATTACGTTCCACCAGCTACTATTTTGAGAAATATATTCTATTTTGTAATATATTCCGTTATCAGCAAAAAACAAATAAAGTATTTGCTTCCAGTTAAATGCGCACCATGAAATTGCGAAAGCACCGAACGCAGGGTTTTTAACACGATTCATTGCTGTATTGAATGTCGATGTCGTGAATTCTTTAAGTGATTCTAACATGATAAGCCCATATGTTTTTTATGGGAGTATACCGTTATGGTAGCGCTCAGTCACCATGCAAAAAAATGCCCGGACGAACCGGGCGAAACAGGGATGATGGAAAGTGCCGTCCTTGGCTGGGTGTCACAGGGTTTACAGCATGAAGTCATCGCAATGGCGTCCTGCTGTAAAAAGGGCGGTGGTCAGAAAGGGAATAACTGCCACCGCCAAACTTGCACTGGAACTACGGGTATCACGGTCCTGAGGCGTGATTGGGTTGTGGTGCCGGATTCGAACCGGCGCGGCGATCCTTTCGGAACCCATTACCCGCCCATGCAGCAATGGCAAGCATGGATGGAGCTCTAACCAATTCCTGAGCTAACCACAACGAAGAGAGCACTGATTACCACAGTGGACCACCCGGCGAGGGAGGCGTTGCTTCCGCCAATGCTCTCATCGTTGCATCCTCGTCTCTTCCGAGGTGTCACACCGTACCGCCACGATGGTGAGTCGCTGTCGTGCATGCAGGGCATGGCTTGCACACTCCGGCTACCCGCTGGGCCATGTACCAAGGAGCCCCCGGACCGCTATCGACGCATGTGCCATACGCCGGATGCTTTCACACCTGGAAGCGCACTCCGCCATCTGAGTAACGACAAAGCCACCAATGGAAGGGAATGGGGTGCGCTTCCATGTTGTGTTTACCAAAAAGGTAATAATTTATCGTCAGAAGGTCAATACACTACGACAAATAAATCATATGTGGTTAAATTGGTAATAATTTAAACGCGTATGGAGCGCAGCAAAATGTGCATCAGCAAGCCGAAAGTGAGTTCTCCGCAGGTTCAGGCGGCGCCGCAGGTTTCCGATTCTGCTGTACAGAACGCCGCTGATAGCGATCGTCGTCGCCGTGCCGCAGCGGGCGGGCAGAAATCAACAATCCTGACGTCGAGCCAGGGTGTAACGCAGCCTTCTGGCGGCACTCAGGGTAAGACCCTGCTCGGGGCGTAATCCATGGCCGAACTCTCTCCGAAACAGCATTACCTCAAACACCTGGGGCAGCTCAAAAATGAGCGCACCAGCTTTGAGGAGCACTGGCGCGAACTGGCGGAATTTATCGATCCGCGCAGCACGCGCTTTCTTACGACGGAGAGAAACAACGGCAGCAAGCGTAATACCCGCATCGTTGACCCTACCGCCTCCAAAGCTGCCCGCACTCTGCAATCAGGCATGCTGTCAGGTATCACCAGCCCAACCCGACCATGGTTTAAGCTGGCAACGCCGGATCCGGAGATGATGCAATATGGACCGGTCAAACGCTGGCTTGATGTGGTCATGACCAGGATGAACGACGTCATGAACCGCTCTAACGTCTACCAGTCCCTGCCGATTATCTACCGGCACCTTGGTGTTTTTGGTACCGCGGCTATGGCGGTTCTCGAAGACGACGAAGATGTGATTCGTACTCATCCTCTGCCGATCGGAAGTTACTACCTGTCAAACTCGCATCGTTTGTCAGTCGATACCACGTATCGCGTTTTCTCCATGACTGCCCGCCAGATTGTTATGCAGTTTGGCCTGGACAATGTCAGTAACGCCGTGCGCGGAGCCTGGGATAACGCGAATTATGAAGCATGGTTCGATGTGGTCCATCTGACAGAACCCAATATCGATCGTGTGAACGGCAAGCTGAATTCCCGTAACAAGGCATTCAAATCGGTGTATTTCGAGTTGTCCGGAGACGGTGACAAGCTCCTTCGTGAGGCTGGTTTTGATGAGCCGCCTATCCTTTCACCGCGCTGGGAGATTAACGGGGAGGACGTTTACGGGAGCAACTGCCCGGGAATGATGGCGCTCGGTACTGGTAAGGCGCTGCAGCTGGAGCAAATTCGCAAAGCTAACGCGATCGATAAGCTTGTTAACCCGCCAATGGTGGCCCCGACAGGTCTTAAAAATAAGCTGATCAACCTTGCCCCTGGCGGAGTTACTTATGTCGATGAGGTTGATGCTACCAAGCTAGTGCGTCCGGCTTACGCCGTCAGCCCGCAGCTTAATGACATGCTCGGCAGCATTGCTGATGACCGCCAAATGATTGAAGCCTGCTTCTTCTCTGACCTGTTTAACCTGTTCAGCACCATCAACACCAGGAGCATGCCAGTGGAAGCTGTGGCCGCAATGCAGGATGAGAAACTCCTGCAGCTTGGTCCAGTCCTGGAGCGACTTAATGATGAATTCCTTGATCCTTTCGTTGATCGCACATTCAACATCATGGCGCGCCGCAACCTCTTTCCTGAGCCACCGGAAGAACTACAGGGCACTCCTCTGAAAGTTGAATATGTCTCCATTTTGGCACAGGCCCAAAAATCCATAGGGATCAGCAGCGTTGAGCGCTTTGTTGGCTTTGTTGGGAATCTTGCAAAAGCCAATCCCGCGGCGCTCGACAAACTCAATATCGACCAGACGATTGACGAGTACGGAAATATGCTCGGCGTACCGGCCACGATCGTTAACTCCGATGATGAGGTGCAAGCCACGCGCGAACAGCGAGCTCAAATGGAACAACAGCAGCAGATGATGGCTATGGCCCAGCAAGCTGGCGCAACTGCTAAGACCCTGAGCGATACCAACACGGCTGACCCTAGCCTGTTAAAAACCCTCTCTGATGCTGCTCAGCAGCCGGCGGTGACGCAATGACTGATTACCTGAGCGAAGAAGAGCGTGAAGAACTGGCAGCAGATGAGCTCAAAAGGCAGCAGTTACGGCGCGAGAACGAACTTAATGACCTGCGCCTCATCTGCGAGACAGAACACGGCCGCCGTTTCATCTGGCGCCTGATTGAGCAGGCTGGAGTGTGGCGTACGACTTATACCGGTGAGGCGCTCTCGGCAGCCTTCGCCGAAGGAAAACGTAACACGGGACTGAAAGTATTTTCCGACGTGATGGAGGCGTGTCCCGATCAGTATCTGGCAATGGCCAAAGAGGCCAGCGAGGAATAGCGATGAATTTATTTGAGCGTCTGATGTATCGGCGTTTGTGCAATGAGCAGCCTGCAGATGGTGGGGCAGCTCCAGCAGCATCCGAACCATCCCCGACTCCTGCGGCTGAGCAATCTGAAGCAGCGCAACAACCAGCAGCAGATCCAGAACCTTCGCCAGCTGATGGTGATAAACCTGAGCCGACTGGCGATAAGCCAGCTCCTTCTGCTGAACCATCGGTTCCAGAAAAATATGAACTAACGGCACCTGAAGGCACTGAGCTGGACTCAAAAGCTGTTGAGTTGTTTGAGCCAGTGGCGCGCGAGCTTGGTCTTTCTAATGACCAGGCACAGAAGTTGGCTGGACTGTGGCCACAACTGCAGGAGCAAATCCAGAACCGCCAGGCTGAGTCGTGGGGGCAGCAGGTTGAACAGTGGGCAGCTGACACGAAGGCTGACAAAGAAATCGGTGGCGACAAATTAACGGTATCCGTCGGACACGCGCAGAAGGCGCTGGATACCTTCGCATCGAAAGAGTTCCGCGAATTCCTTGACTCGACCGGCCTGGGTAACCACCCGGAAATGGTTCGGGCGTTCGCAAAGGTAGGCAAGTTGATGAGTGAAGACAGTTTCGTCACTGGCCAGGGTAACGGATCGCCGAAAAACGATCTGGTCGAAGCGTTTTATCCAAGCAAAAAATAGTGAGGTGTAATCATGGCTTTAATTGGTCAGACGCTGCCTTCTCTTCTTGACGTGTACAGCCGTACCGACAAGAACGGGCGGATCGCTAAAATCGTCGAGCAACTGGCGAAAAGCAACGATGTCATTACCGATGCGATTTACGTGCCGTGTAATGACGGTTCCAAGCACAAAACCACCATTCGTGCCGGTATTCCCGAGCCGGTGTGGCGCCGTTACAACCAGGGCGTGCAGCCTACCAAAACCCAGACCGTTCCGGTGACTGACACTACCGGTATGCTGTACGACCTTGGCTTTGTGGACAAAGACCTGGCCGATCGCTCCGGTAATGCGGACTCGTTCCGCGTGTCCGAGAACATGGGCAAGCTGCAGGGCTTTAACAACAAGGTTTCCCGCTACACCTTCTACGGCAATACCGATGCTGAGCCGGAAGCGTTCATGGGCCTGGCTCCGCGCTTCAACACTCTGAGCACTTCCAAAGCGGCCAGCGCGGAGAACGTATTCAGCGCCGGTGGTAGTGGTTCTACCAATACCTCCATCTGGTTCATGTCCTGGGGTGAGAACACTGCGCACATGATCTATCCGGAAGGTATGGTAGCCGGGTTCCAGCATCAGGATCTGGGTAATGACCTGGTCAGCGATGCGAACGGCGGTCAGTTCCTGGCTTACCGTGATGAGTTCAAATGGCATCTCGGCCTGTCAGTCCGTGACTGGCGTTCGATCTCGCGCATCTGCAACATCGATGTCACCACGTTGACCAAAGATGCTGCAACCGGCGCCGACCTCATCAGCATGATGGTTGATGCGTACTACGCGCGTGATGTAGCAATGCTGGGCGATGGTAAAGAGGTCATCTACTGCAACAAGACCATCCATGCCTGGCTGCACAAGCAGGCTATGAATGCGAAAAACGTTAACCTGACGATCGACGAATATGCCGGTAAGAAAATCGTTTCTTTCCTGGGTATTCCGATCCGTCGCGCTGACGCCATCCTGAATACTGAATCAGCCGTAACGGCGTAAGGGGGGATCATGCTGCTCGACCAGCAAGCGCTTTTTTCCGCAGCTCAGGCCATTACGGCCACGGCTGCTTCGACCAACGTCATTGATACCGGCAGCAATAAAGATGTCGGTAAATATGGCGATATCCCGCTGCTTATCCAGGTGGTTGAAGGTTTCAACAACCTGACCAGCCTGACTGTGACGGTGCAAACCGATGACAACTCTGCATTCAGTTCCGCTGCGGACGTGCTGTCCATGACGATCCCTCTGGCGTCTCTGGTGCTGGGCTATAAGTCGCCGGTTATCACGTTGCCGATGAAGATGGAACGCTACATCCGTCTGAACTATACGGTGACGGGTACTGCGCCGACCACTGGCAAAGTCACTGCGGGTATCACCGGAGGCGTGCAAACCAATGCCTGAGTACAAAGTCGCTAAGCGGTCATTCATCAATGGCCGCCTGCATGAGCCGGGCGACATCGTTACCTACGACGGTGAGCCGGGAAGTAATCTGGTTTCCGTTGATGCCAGCCTGAGCGAAAAGATTGTCCCGGCCAGTGCAGAAGAGTTAACCGAGCTCGACGATTTGCGCAAACAGTATGAAGAAATGTTCGGCGAAGCGCCGCATTTCAATACCAAAGCGGAAACTCTGAAGGCGAAGATCGCCGAAAGGCGAAAAGAACTCGGGGTGTAAGCCCTCATAACCAAAGGGGCGAAAGCCCCTTTTTAGTTGGTGGATGATATGGCATCAGTGATCAATATCTGCAATATCGCGCTGGCACGTATAGGCAACAGCCGGACGATTAATAGCCTCACCGAAAAGACCAAAGAGGCATATACCTGCAACCTGTTTTACGAGTCCATGCGCGACGCAGTTCTGGCAGACAATGACTGGAACTTTGCCATGTCGCGCGTTGTCCTGGCTGACCTTGGCGACCCTGCGCCGGGATGGTTGTTCCGGTATCAGTACCCGACCGACTGCGCGCGCATAGCTGCCATATTACCGAAGTGGTTCACTGGGTCTCATATCGTTCTGCAGGATAAGCCTGTTTTTGAAGTTGGCAGCAATGAAGATGGCACTGGCCGCGTCATTCATACCAATGAGTCTCAGGCGGTACTGCTATACGTGAAAAGCATCACTGACCCGACGATGTTTGATGCCCTGTTCGCTGATGCGCTTTCGTGGCGTATGGCGGCAGAAATAGCCATGCCTATCGCGGCAAATGCCAGTCTCGGCCAGCAGGCAATGGCCAATTATCAGCAGGTGCTTACGGCGGCCATGCAACGCTCTCTGGATGAGGCACATGAACCGCAGCAGGCGATGTCAGACCTTGCCAGTGCGAGGATCTGCTGATGGCTTATTCACTGGTGCAGCCGTCGCTGGCTGGCGGCGAGATATCTCCTTCACTGTATGGTCGAATCGATCTTGAAAAATACCAGACGTCATTGCGCCGCTGCCGCAATTTCATCGTCAGGCAGTCAGGCGGCATTGAAAATCGTCCCGGGTTCCGGTTCCTGGGGAGCGCGAAATATGCAGACCGTTACTGCCGGCTAATACCGTTCCAGTTCAGCGTATCGCAAACCTATGCGCTTGAGCTCGGTGATCACTATTTTCGTGTCTGGTCTAACGGCGCGCTGGTTACGGACGGCGGCGGCCCTGTTGAAGTTGCTACCCCATGGCCGGTGAGCGTCATCTCTGAGCTGAAATTTACGCAGTCTGCCGATGTGATGACAGTGTGCCACAACGATTATCCGCCGCTTGAGATCCGCCGTTACGGAGAGGCTGACTGGCGCACCGCCGCAGTGACAACAACCAGCGGGCCATTCCAGGACCTGAACACAGACGACTCGGTAACTGTGTACGCCTCAGGCCGAACTGGCTCCGTAACGTTGACTGCCAACAGCCCGATTTTCAAAAGCCAGCACGTGGGAAAACTGTTCTACATGGAACAGAAAGCGGTAGATAGTGTTGGTCGGTGGGAAACCGACAAAGACATCGGGATCGGTGACGAGTGCCGATATCAGGAGAACTTTTATCGCTGTGTTGACGGCGGTTCTAATGGCACCACCGGCACTGTTGCTCCGACCCATACAACGGGAGATTCCTGGGATGGCTGGGGTCTTGGTGGCCGTAACGGTGTGCTGTGGCGCTATCTGCATAGTGGTTTTGGCGTGTGCCGTATTACCGCCGTCGCCGGAGATGGACTAACTGCAACGGCCGACGTTGTACCACGTCAGGATGGTGAGATCGAGCTGCCGGCGCAAGTGGTGGGTAGCACCTTCGCCACTTACAAATGGGCGCATTACGCCTGGAACGATACTGACGGCTACCCGGGTACAGTTACCTATTACCAGCAGCGGCTGATTTTCGGCGGCAGCCGGGCATTTCCTCAAACTATATGGTGTAGCCGTACCGGTGATTATCACAACTTCTATCGCAGCAACCCGAAGGTTGACGACGATGCGATCACCTATAACTACGCCGGTCGCCAGCTGAACAAAATCCTGCACCTTCTCGATGTCGGTCAGCTTATCGTGCTGACCAGCGGAGGAGAGTTCAAGGTGACAGGCGACAGCAACGGTAACCTGACGGGAACTGGTGGCTTTGCGATGTCCGGTCAGTCGTTCAACGGTAGCAGCGATCTGGCACCAATCAACGTTGGTAGCGTTGCACTGTACGTTCAGCAGAAGGGCTCCATCATCCGTGACCTGTTTTACTCATTTGACCAGGACAGCTATCAATCCAGTGATCTGACCCTTCTTGCCAGTCACCTGTTTAACGGTTACAGCATCAGAGACTGGGCTTTGTCTGTACAGCCATTCAGCGTTGCATGGTGTGCGAGGAGTGACGGCATGCTGCTTGGCCTTACTTATCTCCGCGAGCAGCAGGTATATGCCTGGCATCCTCACCCAATGACTAATGGCTATGTCGAATCGATCTGCAGTATTAGCGAAGGGCAGGAAGATGCAGTCTATGCGCTTATTCGCCGTACGGTGAATGGATCGACAGTTCGTTATGTTGAGCGACTGAACACCAGGCAGTTTACAGAACAGCAGGATGCATTTTTCGTGGATTCTGGCCTGTCTTACAGCGGAGAAAACACCGACTATTCACGCACAATGACGATCAGTTCCGCCGGGGGCTGGACCTACCAGGATGAATTCACGCTAACATGCAGCTCTGCAATCTTCGACTCATCGAGCACTGATTACGAGATCCATATTCCCTACACCGAAGGCGGTGTCAGCAAGTCGATGCGTTTGAGCATTGCTGGTGTTATCTCATCAACAGTGGCTACCGTATTAGCAAACCGTGATGTGCCGACAGCGCTGCGCAACACTGCGCAATCAACCTGGTCGATAGCACGTCGGACATTTGCGGGACTGTCTCACCTCGAGGGGCAGACGGTTAGCATTCTTGCCGACGGTAACGTTGAACCTCAGCAGGTTGTATCAGGCGGCGAAGTGACGATCGAAAACCACTCGTCAGTGGTGCATATCGGTTTGCCGGTAGCCGCGGTTATCGAAACGCTGGACGTGAACGTTGCAGGGCAGTCAACGCTGTTGGATAAGACCAAACTCATCAATCAGCTTTGCGTAATGCTCAACAGCGGGCGCTCGGTTTGGGCCGGAACAGATGATGCTCACTTACTGGAGTATACCCAGCGTGAGTGGGAATTCTACGATGACCCGGTAGGGCTAAAGACGGGCATCATCGATATGAACCTCGATGCAAACTGGGAGCGTAACGGGCGGGTTGTAATTAGCCATTCCGATCCGCTGCCGCTTGGCATTCTGGCCATTATACCGCGCGTAACGGTAGGAGGCTGATATGCGAAAAGTTGAGATAGTCAGCGTTACTGACGAGCATATCAGCGCCATTCTCCCGCATGTCCGCCAGGCAGACCACGATGAGTTTATGGCTGCTGCCGGGATGACTCCGGAGGAAGTCATCACTCGCGCCATGAAAAGCGCTTCGGTAGCCGCTGCAGGGATGATTAACGGCCAGGTGGTAACCATCTTCGGTATATCTCCGGCATCGATCATCACCGGGCGCGGTATTCCGTGGCTTGTAAGCACCGACCACATTGAGCATCAGCCGCTGACATTCCTCCGCCACTGCCGCCCGGTTCTTCGTGACATGTCACGCGGATATCGCGTGCTTGAAAATTACGTCGATGCGCGTAACCACGCAGCAAAATCCTGGCTTCACTGGATGGGGTTCACCCTGGCAGATCCTGAGCCATACGGATTGATGAGAATGCCTTTCCACCATTTCATTAAGGAAATAGCCCATGTGTGAACCAGCTACCGCAGCACTAGCCGTAACCGCAGTTGCTGGCGGTCTCAGTGCTTACAGTCAGATCCAGACAGGCCGCGCTAACGCCGCGCTGGCGAACGCTAACGCCGACGCTCAGGAGCAGGCCGCCCGCGACACTATCAATACAGCTAATGACCAGGCATACCAGCAGCGGCAGCAGGCCCGGAGGGTTGCCGGTCAACAGACCACCGCTCTGGCGGCTAACGGCGCCGACCTGACGAGCGGTAACGCATTGGACCTGACAACTGAAACCATGCAGCAGGGCACGCTCGACGCGCTGACCACCATCAACAACGGCCAGCGACAGGCCGCCGGGTTGCAGTTCCAGGCTGATACCAGCCGCGCTCAGGGGAAAATTGATAAGCAGTCCGGAATGCTTGGCGCAGGTTCAACACTGCTCAACTCCACGCTGACCGGTCTTAATGCATACAAGACGCTGGGCGGTACCTGGAAGCCGCTTTCCGCTAAGTAAAAGGAGCTGACTATGCCAACCGTTCCGCAATATCAACGCCAGAGCCAGACGCAAACCGCGCCGGTGATGACGAGTAATCTTCGTGTGCCGGAAAATCCGCTGGTGCAGGGCATCCAGCAGGCTGCTGATACGTCGATCAATATGATGGCTGATGCAAAGCGCAAGGCTGATGTAGCGCTTAGCCAGGATGCCCTGCTGCAGTTTAATCAGTTCGGTGATGACCAGTTCAACAACCCTGACAATGGTCTGATAACGAAGCAGGGAAAGGCTGCGCTCGGGCAAAGCGATGTCGTCATGCAGAACATGCAGCAGAAAGCTCAGGACTTGCTGGGTACAGTGCCGGATGGCGAGGCCCGTCAGCAGTTATCTTTTCAATTGCAGCAGTCGATGCAGTCATTTCACAACCAGGCCCGCCGGTATGAGGTTGGCCAGTTCCAGCAGTTTCAGGATCAGGCGTTTACTTCTGGGAACTCCCTGGCCGTAACTCAGTCCACCGGTCTTTATAACGATAACCAGGCCTTCGTGGGTCTTGCCAAACAGCGTTTTGATGCTATTGATCAGTATGCTGATGCTCATGGCATGCCTGATGAATGGCGCGTGCAGCAGAAAACGCAGCTGAAGGAGCAGATGGGGCAATCGGCCTGGGTCGGAAACATTGCTCAAAAATACAGCGAACTACTTCAAACAAATGGCGAACCAGGAGATCTTGATGGTGTTGGCCGCGTTGTGGCTCACGGTAACTCTGGCGCAGCCAGGGGCCTGAGGAATAACAACCCCGGTAATATTGAAGCAGGTTCAAACCCCTGGGAGGGGCAGACGGGGAGTGATGGCCGTTTTGCTACTTTTGCGACGCCCGAGCATGGGATCCGCGCGCTGGGTAAAAACCTGCTGTCGTACCAGCGCCAGGGATACGACACCGTGAGCGAGATCGTTAATCGTTGGGCGCCGGCCAGCGATGGCAATAACACCGATGCTTATATCAAGGCGCTGTGCAGCGCCCTTGGTGTGGGAGCTAATGACCCGCTTGATGTGTCCAACCCTAAAACCCTTGCAGCTTTGTGTGCCGGTATTGTTAAGCATGAAAATGGCAGTGTCCCATACAGTGCTGACCAGCTTGAAACTGGCGTGTCGGCTGCGCTCGGGTTAACTAACCTTGATTCACCAAAGCGCTATACGGGAAATGCCGCTTTTGATGCTATGAGCCCTCAAATGCAAATGCAGGCATTGAGGCAGGCTAACGAGCTTAATAACCAGTACCGTCAACAGTATGCTGAACAACTTAGCTCTGTAGTGAAGGATGCATATTCAGCTCTTGATGAGGGGCTTAGACCGGCTCAATTACCTTCTGAGGCTGATTTTATCCGGGCTAATGGCCCTCGCGTTGGGGCGTTGAAATGGCAAGATATGCAGGCGCAGATACAATATGGCGGCGTAATTGGTGCAGCTAAGGACCTTACCCCTGAAGGACGACAGGACATTCTTGAGCGACTTCGCCCACAGGATCCAAATGCTCCTGGCTTTGCAGCTAACCAGCAACGATGGGAGAAAATGCAGAGCAAATTTAAGCAAATGGATACAGAGTGGCAAGCACAACAGGGGCGCAACCGCTTAGTTTCATCCTTGCAAAATAACTTCCCCTTAGATCCTAACGACAAAAATAACCAGGCAGCAGTGGACCATTACTTTGCTCAGGATATTGCGCCTTCGTTTTCGATATCTGATCCGCAGAGCATCAATGCGCTGGCCACCGTCACAACTAAAAGCGGCATGATACCAACGCAGGTCAAAACTATGCTTAACAGCGGAGCAACCTCAAGAGATCCTGCACTGGTTGTTCCTATGGCAAAATTCTACGGCCAGTTATTCGATAATAACCCGGCGGCCGCGGCAACCCTTGATAAGGGAACGATGGCATTTTATGGGAAGGTTTACGATTATTCCCGCGCTGGAGTTCCGGAGGATAAGGCTGTGGACATGGCATATAGCCAGGTATTCCAGCAGGATGACCGGATGAAACAGATGCTTTCCACTGCCATGCGAGACAAAAAATATGTCGCCGCACGGACAACTGCTGCACAAAACAATGCTAGCAGCCTGACATCATTTGGTTCGTGGTCTCCAGACATTACCGATCCAGGCAAATCAAATGCGGCCTATCAACGTGATTACCAGACAATTTACGATGCAAACTTTGCACAGACTGGGGGCGATGCAGACCAGGCTGAGAAAATGACCAACGCCATGATCAGAACCACATGGGGAGTTTCTACTATTAATGGTAGTGCAGAGGTTATGAAATATGCCCCAGAAGCGCTTTATGGGGTGAACAGTGGATCCGGTAACTGGATAGAAGGCCAATGGTATCAGGAGAAAAACGAGCTTAAAGCTAAAGCTTTTGGTGGTGCTCGTAGTGATACTGATTTGGTTATCGTTCCTGATGGTGTCACGCCAAGAGATAAAAGCTATGCGGTCATGGTGAGACAGAAAAATCAGGACGGTTACGATGATGTCCGTCCGTATTATGGTGAGAATGGGCTTCCCGTTCGCTTCAAACCAGATCAGCAGACATCTCCGATGTACAGGCAAACCATGCAGTTCCAGCAGCAACGAGTCGATGAGGCTAGAGTGAAGCGAGAAGGAAATCCATTACCGCAGTTCAGTAACAATGAAGGCTATACGCCGCCAGATCTGACTAAGCCTTTTGGCTATGGTTCAGCCAATAACCTTCCTAGCAACATTTACGCAGGGGGAAAATAATGCCGACGTATGAACAGGATCCGAAAGAGTTGCTTGGCGAGGACATTCAGCAGATAGCCACGCCAGATGACAGCGATTTTTATATGGAAACGCCTTCTTTGCTCTCTGCCGTAAATCCATTTACCAGCGATCAGCGCGTTCAGCAATCCAGGCAAGCAGCTTTCCGCATAGATAACTCCCTGGGGAGTTTTATCGCCAGCGCTCCGTTCAGCCAGTTTGACCGAGTTGACGGCTATAACCCGTTTGATAATGATGCCGCAGATATTAAAGGCTATGAGGACTTTGCTGATTCATTTATCAACTCCGGATCGCCAGAGGAAACTCTTGCTATTAAGCACCGCATAGATCAGCAGAAGGCGGACAGGGAATATCTATCCGAGGTCGGAGGCGCAGGAACGATTTCAAGTCTGGCAATGGGAATGATTGATCCGGTTAACGTCGCTGCGATGTTCATTCCTGCCGGAGCCGTGGCCCGCGGCGGGAGCATAGCAGAAACAGCTGGGCGCTTTGCCTTAGCTAACGCCGCAGGCGGAGTTGCGTCAGAAGCGTCATTGCAGGCGACGCAGGAAACAAGATCGGCGATGGAGAGCATTTCAAACGTAGCGGTTGATGCGCTTGTTGGTGGTATTCTTGGCGCTGGCGCACAGGTTCTTGCAGGGCCCGCTCAGCGCTCCGCTGTTGCTAATGCCATTGGTGAAAATTTGCGGGGCATGGACTCTCCGCAGAGCATTGGTGCCGCGCAGGTGTTCAATACGACGCTAGATCAGGAGCAACTAGCTGGGCTTGGTCTCGCAAATAAAACACTCAGCGTCACGCCTGCTGGCCGGCTGGCTCAGTCTCCATCACTGGTTTCCCGACAGATAAACCAGCAACTGGCTGAGAATAACTATTTCTTTGCCAAAAATGATGAAGGCCTAGCTACATTTACGGCAGCAGAAACAAAGATTAAGCAATACGATGCCATGCTCTATAAGCAGATGGAAACCACCCGAGACGCTTATCAGCAGTACAGCAAGTCCGTCAGCGCCAGCGGTGCGAAGAGGATGAACTTTGTAGATTTCAATGAGGCTGTGGGCATGGCTATGCGCCGCGGCGATCAGAGTGATATTCCTGAAGTGGCGCAGGCGGCCGCCAGTATTCGACCTATTTTCGAGAGCACAAAAGCCCGTATGCAGGAGCTTGGGATCCTTCCGGAAGATGTCGATGTTGTGACGGCACAAAGCTATCTTCCACGTATTTATAAATTCGATAAGATACTTTCAGACCGCACTGAATTCAGGGGGAGGATAGCCAACTGGATACAGGGTATTAGTGCTAAAGGAGCTGATAAAGCCGGGCAGAGAATTGAAAAGATAAATGCAGGTCTGAAAAATGCGGAGGAATCAGCGCCGCGCGCTGAGGCCCTGGCGAGTGATATCGCCGAAGCCGAGAAATGGTCCGGGAAAAAAATCCTACTCATGGAAGAGCTGGATAAACGCAATAAGCTCATATCTCAGGAAGCTGACACACAGGCGCGCCTTACCAGAATAGAAAAACAATTGGCTGATACTTCATCAGAAAGACTTCAGGCCAGAATGATGAAAGAAAGCTCTGATCTTAAAACACGGCTTGATGATATAGCCCAGGCTAAAGAAGAACTTCAGGTCTATCAGCGCCATATGGAGTTGCTGGATAACCCACGGAAATACCGTTCTGAGCTTCGCCGACTGCAAAAACGGGCAAATTCAACCACAAGGCTGAATGCAAGCCGCGAGCGGGCTCTAAAGCAGATGGAACCTCTATCCCGAGAGGAAGCAGAGGACGCTGCTGACGAGATCGTGAATAAAATAATCGGCGCACCTTCCGGACTTGTTCCTGCCGATATTATCCCAGAGAGACTCGTTGGCCGGGCCGGTTTCACCAAAAGCCGAACTCTGCTTATTCCCGATGAACGTATAGAGGATTTCCTGGAGTCAGACGTCAATCACATCATGGAAAGCTACCTCAGGCAGGTGGCTCCTGAAATCGAATTGACAGCGCAGTTCGGCCGTAAAGACATGGGGGATCAGATTCGCCAGGTTAGCGAAGAATATACGCGGCTGATCAAAGAGGCGAAAACGCCTAAACAACGTGCAGCGCTTGAAAAACAACGCGAAGCAGATATCAGGGATATAACTGCAATGCGCGACCGCCTTCTAGGCACCTACGGCGCCCCGCAGGATCCTCGCAGTTTCTTCGTTCGGGCCGGGCGGGTTGCAAGGAATGTTAACTTCCTTCGCCTGCTTGGCGGCATGACCGTCGCCGCGGCCACCGATCTGATGCGGCCGATGATGCAGCATGGTCTGCGTAAATCTCTCGGTCCTATGGCCAGCATGCTAAGGAACATGGATGCCGTAAAGATCGCCACAAAAGACCTGCGAGAAATGTCTGTTGGTCTGGAGTACGTTCTTTCAACGCGAACCAAAGCTATTGCCGACCTGACCGATCCCTACAGCCGGCGCACTGCATTCGAGCGCGGTCTTAACTGGATGACGCAAAAGTTTGGGAACTGGACATTGATGAACCAGTGGAACAGCGTGCTTAAATCGTGGTCAGGAATGATTGTGCAGTCGAGGATACTTGATGCGGCTCGGCAGATATCCAGCGGCGGCGAGATAGCCAAAACCGAATTACGCAAGATGGCGCAGGTTGGTATCAATGAGGATATGCTGCGGCGCATCGGTGAGCAGTTCGGTAAGCACGGCGAGGATATGGATGGACTTCTAACCGGCCACAGCCACTTGTGGGACGATCGTCACGTTAGGGAGATATTCCAGGCCGCGGTGCTGAAGGATGTCGATTCGGTGATTGTAACCCCTGGCGTGGGCGATACGCCGCTGTTCTTCAGTAAAGAGGGGTGGAAACTGATCACCCAGTTCAAAACGTTTATCTTTGCTCAGCATAATCGCGTGCTGGTATCTGGTATTCAGCAGGGGGATGCGTCATTCTATCTGGGCGCTCTGGGTACTGTCGCACTCGGGTCTATGGTCTATATGATGAAGCAAAAGCTTAGCGGTCGTGACATAGATTACAGCTGGAATAACCTTGTGAAAGAGGGGATCGACAGGGGCGGCATGCTGGGATGGTTGTCAGAGCCGCTGAACACCCTTGAAAATGTAAGCGGCGGCAGGTTTGGTCTTGGCGCGATGTTTGGGGCGCCGCCGGTATCCAGGTTCCAGAGCCGCAATGCTATAGGCGCATTGCTTGGGCCTACGTTCGATCTCGGTGGTGATGCTGCAACGGTGGCTCATGGGGTACTGAACGGGGAATTTGACAGCCAGCAAACCCACGCGGTCCGTAAAATGCTACCATTTCAGAACCTGTGGGCGATATCACCGTTACTAAACAAAGTTGAAGAGCAGATGAAATAGAATGAAAAAAATAAAATTATTTTTTGGCCTTGTAATTTCAATGGTCGCTGTAAATGCTACAGCAGCTAGTCCATCGCAATGCAATAAAGATAACTTTAATGCATGCAAAACGTGTGAACAATTATCAAAGGCTATAGACTTAAAAGAGCCTAATCGCGGCGATTACTATAAAGGAGCTTTATGGAATGGGCTTTACGCCTCTTATGTAATTAATTGCCCGGTGGTTGCTGAGAAGTTACTGAGCAATGGTGCTATCCCATCATATGGAGGTTACATGGGATCAATGGGGGCGGTACTAACAGGTAAATGGCCTCATAACAATGAATCAATAAATCTTTTATGGGCTGATTTGCTTATAAAACATGGGCTTGATGTTAATGAGCATACAGGTGATTATAAATCAGCCACTGAAGTATGGGCTGTAAATGAAAAGCAGGTCGAATATAAGTCAGTGTTTGATAAGCTAATTAAATCTGGTGAGGTAAAACCACTCGAACCTTCAAGAAATTTAGAATGGTGTGCATCTGAAGGATATCGCTCAGTTGTCGTTTATTCCCTTAACTCATGTATAAAAAACTCCATAAAACGCTTGGATGATGGCGTTTCTTCAGCGTCTGATATTTCATCAGCAGCCGTAAACTCTTGTGCTAGTGATGTAGAAAATTTCAAGAAACATGTGGCATGCAAATCCGCTGTTAAAGAACAGTCTGACAAAGAGAGAGTCGACATTTACCAGCTGTTAATCAGTGATAGTAAAATGAACAAAAATATCATTGATTTGTTGAAGGAAAGGAACATCGAAAAAGTTCTTGAATTCAGAGCAGAAAATAGAAGGTCGAAAATTTCACAGTGATCAAACAGGCCGCTTTCGCGGCCTTAATTATCACTGACCGCCGGGGCGGGAGTCAGCAGAACGGCCGCCACAGCGTGAGCCATCAGCTGCAGTATCATCAGGATGCTGGCAGTTACCAGCGAAAGCTTGTGTAGCTGAACCCAGAGACAACAGAACAAACAGCACTGCGAATGCTTTTTTCATTTTCACTTACCATGTGTAGACCACTGAACGTGGCTTCATGAGTTTAGCGCTGCGCTTAGATTTCATCCATAAAAAAGCCCGCAAGGCGGGCTTAATTAATTTCTAGGATAATAGGATCCTTGGATTTGAAATCAGCTTTCCTCATTACGGTTACAACTGATTGCACTATCCATTTTTTCCCATATCTAAGGTCATGAACAACCGAGCAAGGAAAATGCAGTTTTGTCTTATTGCATTTAATTGTGAAAGTTGTTCCTTCCGGGTAGCCAAGTAACGTAGTGAGATGAATTTTTATGAATTCCTTGAAGACATCCTCAAGCTCATTAAGAGATATTGCGGGATTGTTTCGAGGATCATTAAGCCTTTCGTATGCTGCATGAAAGGTAAATTTAACCTCTGCACAATCTTCCTCAAGGATGTCATTTATCTCAGCTTCCAGATCAAGAATCGCCCGCTTTGTTATAGTCATAAGTACTGCTCAGCAAGATCTTTCAGTTTTGAGTTGAGCTCTTCATCTGTTTCTGCATGCACAGTAGCTACATGATGACTTTCACGCAAGGTCCCTACACGCACATCGAACTCAACATTGTCAAAGCTATCAACGAAAACAGCCTTTCCACTGTCTGGGTTGTAGAACGATGCGTAGTTCTGGTCGAGTTGCATGTCAAAGTTAAACATAAGATCCTCCCGTGCGGGATGAGACGTGCGCTGTCTCTTCATAATGTGGGGTTTCGTTTCCTGTCTATGCCAGGTCGCGACCTGCACACCAAGTATTCAACATTTGGTTGAGTACCGTTGAGGTAAATATACCCACAGGTATTGTTGGTTGCAAGATGAGCAAAGCAATAAAAACGCGATATCAATAGATATGAATAGGTTACGCATCATGCTTTTTAAGGCGCTTCCCTGCGCCAGCAGCCTCAGTAACCCTTGGCCTTAGCCATCACGTACTGAGCATGCGTCTCTATGTCGCGCAGTACGGTGCCGATACCAACAATGTAGCTGAGCATGGCCGTGACCTCCGCCGCCGCGCCGGATACGTCATGCCCATCAGCATCGAGTTCGCGGAGCAGCTTCATCACCATTGAGCTTTTCGCCAGTTCACGCAGGCCATCAGGTGAATGGATGTGATCCTGATAACGTCGGTTAAGAGGGAAGGTGTAGTGCTTCTGCTCGACCTGCAATGCATCCATGATCGCCGGTAACATGCTGCTGGTCATCTCCTGCGCCAGCATGCGGGCTTTATCAGCCTGGGAGAGTTCTTCCCGAACGTAGCGGCCAGTCTTGCGGATCTGCGGCAGCACCTCGCTGGTTACCCATTTGCGGAAGCGGTAGGGTATAGACCCTTTTTTGGTAGCATCACGGCAGCGTAATATCATAGTGTAAAGGCCTGGTTCAGATATCACACTCAGGCTTTGAGGCCCCATTCCAGGCTGACTGTCGGTTAAACCGACGGTATCTTTTTCATCATCGTCAAGCTTGAGAAGAGCATCACGGTTGTTAGAAATTCCCAATGCATTACACACATCAATAGCAACAAACCATGGCTCACCGTTAATGGTAAATGTGCGAATTTTAACCGTAGAGTCGAAAGAGAAAATAGACAGTGCATTTTGTGCAGTCATAGTGATCACCTTTGTAGTTAGGTTAATCACCACCGGAGGTTCCAATCTCTGAGGTGGTGAGACGTACAGGGTTGGAACTACCGGCTACAAAGGACCCGGCGCACCTTTCGGTGCCCCTGCACGCCCCACCATAATTCGAATGTGGCCGTGCTGAACGCATAAAAAAACCGCTTGCGCGGTAAGTGCGCCTTTGTAGTCATCCGGGGTTCCAATCCCGGCACCGGATTTTGCCGATGCCCGATCACTATGGCACAAGGGAAATGGGTTGTAAATTTACCATTTTGGTAATCTTATTTTATTTTTTAGGTAATATCAAACTCTTTATGAGTTGTTTTGCTATTTTTTTAATTTGCATATAGAACAATCCTAAACATAGTTCTAGTATATTTTTTATGGGTATTAACGTTTACCCATGTTATTCAAACTAATAAAGTTACATAACTTATTTTTTATTACTACACATACTATGGGTGATTAAATGGAAAATCATGTTTTAATGTTTCCTGATATGTTTATTAACGCAGATAATAATAGCCTGCATATAGCAGAATCTAATTTAAACTACAGGAAATTATTAATAAACGCTCTTTATTGGGATAAAATAATTACAACAAACAACAATTCAATTTATATTTCTAATAATGAAACCCCAGGTATTCCAGAGCTTAAAAGGGAAGGTTTATATACAGAGGTTATTTTGCCTATTAATGGCCGAGGTAATTTTGCTACACTATTATATGAAGCAAACATGAAATTTATGATCGATTCACTTGCGCGTAAAGATATAAATTTTATTGCCAGTGAGGCTGATAAGGTCTTGATTAAGAATAGTAATGAGGTTGCACCTGATAATGGTGAGTTATTTACATTGATAAATTCCATTCCAGAGCCAGATGTTAGTGTTAATATTAATGATGCACTGGAGTTTAGGCTAAAACGGAAGGATAATTTAAAAAACCTTATGAACAAAATTAACGAATTGAACATAAGGGTGTTAAAAGCTGAAAACCGAGAGATGGAGCTAAAGGCAGCAATAAATGAAATAGATACAGCTTGCGCAGAGGTTATAAGGCTATATAAAGAAAGTCTAATTAAATTTAATCTATCAAAGGTAAAATTTAATTTAAGTCCGTTGAAAATTATTGCCGGGGCTGGTGGGGTGTATAAAGGAGCAAAACATTTTGAGTTGCCAGAAACAGCAGCGATAATTTCCGGTATAGTTGGAGGCGTTTTCACTGCAATTGATTTTTCAGAATCATTTTCACTAAGGAGAATAGATAAAACAAACCCATTTAACTATGTTGGAGAAATGAGTAAAAAACTTAATTAGGTTTAATTAATAATGATGGAAGGGGGTTTATTGCAGCAATATACAACAACCCCCATTCTATGCCAAAATAATGAGTGATAAGCACAGTGATAAGCATTTTTAAAAATAAATAAATTCCTTTTTGTTCTTTTTTGTATATGATCTGCATCATTCCCCCCCTCTGTAATACTGTAGCTACTCATCAACTTATCATTTCATATGTGATGATGAGTAGCTTAAATCCTACTTTAACTGTTGTCTAATTTGTAGGGCGCAGAAATCCAGGTGCGTCTGCAGCTCCCGCATCGACAACTGCGAGCTTGTCACATAGTTAACCAGTGCCACCAGTTCCGCCGCCGCACCGCTGACATCGTGGCCGTCTCGCTCCATTTCCCTGAGCAACTCCATCAGCTGTGATTTTAGAACCAGGGATCTGACCCCTTCCGGGGTGTGAATACGATCCGCAAAACCTTCGTCGACAGGATACTGGTACCGCTCTGGCATTAGGAATACTCCCATAAATACTGTATATATATACATATATCAAAAGGTAACAAAGTTTTCCAGAGCTCTTTTGTTTACCTTAATGGTAATGTTTTTTCTCATTTCGATCTGTTTTATTCATATATGGTTTGATGGGTAATAGAATGCTTCTATGCACGCGCGCCAGCGCTGACCACTGGAGCAGACTATGACAGTTTCAACGCAGGTAAGCCGTAACGAGTACACCGGGAACGGCGCCACTACCCAATACGATTTCACGTTCCGCATTCTTGATAAAAGCCACCTGCTGGTGCAGACGCTGGATAACTCCGAAAGCATCGTGACGTTAACACTCGGTACCGACTACACGGTTACCGGAGTAAACCGTTACAACGGGGGGAAGGTGGTTCTGACATCAGCGCTCCCAGCTGGCTACAAAATCTCTATCGAGCGCAGCACGCCGGTTACGCAGGAAGCCAGCATCAGGAACCAGGGGGGCTTCTTTCCTGAGATCCACGAAGATGCTTTCGATAAGCTGACTATGCTGGTACAGCAGGCGTATGGATGGTGGTCTGGTCTATCTCTCAGGAAGCCATCATGGCTCGCGAACTATTACGACGCACTCAACAACCGCATTCGAAACCTGCGTGACCCTTCACAGGCGCAGGATGCCGCAACCAAAAGCTATGTCGACAGTAGTGATAGTGATCTACAGCAGCAGATAACCAGCAATTTTAATCGCTCTCTGCGTGTCCCGGATTCCTATATAAGCCAGTTGCCTTCGGCAGAGGACCGAGCCTGGAAGGGGCTGGGTTTCGACGGTGCTGGGCAGCCAAAATTGCAGGATCCTGCAGGAACAGGGCTGTGGGGATATGTGCCTGTTGGAGGGTCATTTGAGACTGGAGGTTCATTATCTCAGCGCTTTGAGGTTCTTCTGTGGGAATCCACGGACGAATACTGGCGCTGGGATGGCGTAATGCCTAAGGTCATTTTATCCGGTAGCACACCAGATACGGCCGGCGGTCGCGGTAAAGGAAAGTGGATAGATGTCACAGATGCGACTCTTCGCGCAAGCCTGATTTCAGATGATGGGCTTAAGTTGGTTGGAAAATGCGCGACCATCTATGCACTGCGCACAATTGAGCCAACCTATGCAGGACAGTCGATTACTCTACAGCGTGCTGTGACTGGTGGTCATGAGATAAATTGCTCACTTTGGTACGATGCCGATGATTTGACTACGGCTGATGATGGATATTCTGTATTTGTTACGGCTGGAGGTGCTCGTTGGAAGGCTGATGTTTCCCGAGGGATTGATATACGACTTGCCGGGCTTCTTTCTGATAACTCCAATCTTGGTACCGTTTTAAATACCGTCATTACTGGTGAGGTTAACAAGATAAAAGCGGCTGGTACCATCAAAGGCGCAATCACGAAATTTTTTATCCCGGCATCCAGAAAGGTTTACACGATTGATACTCCTGTATTCATTCCATCATTTATGTGTCTGAATACTGATGGGTATGTATATATGCTTTACCCATCAACAACAGGTAGCGCGTTTAGCATCAACAACGCTGCTTTAGATATTGCATCAGGCGGTATGCCATCTAACCCGGCAGATGTTCAGGGCTGTAAAATATTTAATGCAAATGGCGGAAGGTTCGTTCTTACCGGCCCGGGAGGAAATGTATCTACAGGTACCGGTCTTTACGTCGGCGACCCCAATATCAGCGTTTTCGCCGTTCGCGATTTAATGATTTGTGACCTGACAATCATCGGCTTCAAATACGGAATTCAGATAACGGCGCGTAATAATTTCATAAACACGTTTTATGGGATTATCTCAATGCTGAACCAGTACGGTGTTTATGTCTCAGGTGGTCAGGCCCTGAACGCCGGCGAGAAAATGATTTTCGAAAAATGCACAATCGGGAATAACTCTGTTGCGCATTTCTGGTTTCAGGCTCCGATGTGGCACTACATCAACAACTGCTCACTGGATTACACCAGTGCTGATGTATTCCTGGTAGGGAATCTGTCTCAGGTATCAAGGATTCTCATTCAGGGCGGCCATGTTGAAGGGGTTCCGGGTTATCTGGTGAACTGTCCTGCCGCGCCGGGGATACCGGTTAAGGTGCAGTTCCGTGACACCCAGCTCTATATGAACGGCGCCAACAACTCCATGCGTCAACTTATCCATGCGCCGGGTGGTGGTTGTGCGGTTTCTTTTGAAGAGTGCGACTGGACGTTTACTGAATATTTTGAAAGCTCTCAGTACATTTCGCTGAGCGGTTATAGCGACGGCACTGAGGCGAATAACCGCTGCGTGATTACCAATAAAAGCCCCCGCGTTACCGGGCTGCGTAGCTCACAGATTCTTCCGCGATATAACAATGGCCTGATGGGCTGGCGATTCAATTTTGTCGGAACTGAAGGATCTTCTATTTTAAATGTTACAGATTCAAATACTAAAATAACTGTATCTACATCAAATTTAGATGTGACTGCAAAATATGGACCTGCGACTAGCGATGGCGCTAGAACAGTTGAGATAACTCTTGGAACGGCTACGGATATAGTTGAGTTGTTGCTTACCCCTTACTACCCTGCAAAAACTAGACCCGCATGGTGTGGTGGCGTGTCGGTTAACATAGCAGGTATTACTGCAGGCGAATGCGACATGTACCTGGTCGCTAGAACCTATGAAGAGCCTACTCTTTCTTTCAATAGCGGGACTTCAACGATTACTACTAATCGTGCTGTTGTTGCTAACTATATATCTGATGTAATTAATATTAGTGAGGTTTTTAGTCATTCAGGAACTGCGTTAACATCTTCTGATTTTGTTGGGGTATGGCAGAGTGTTAGCCAGGCTCAATATGCTGATTCATGCAGGTTGGCTCTTCGCTTCACAAATTTTGTAGGGACTGTGAAAGTAAAACTACCTGTTTTCTGGCAGGCGCCAGTTTTGTGAGGAAATATGTTCTACTTATATGAAATGTCATCAGTTGATAGAATTAAGCAATATAATTTGTCAACTTATCAAAATGAATATTCAATCGTATCATTTGACACCGATAGCGATGAGAAGGCAATGGATATGGCATCCGAATATATAAGGGTGAATTTAGATGTAAAAACTCAGTTTGGGATATCAATGAGCGTGTAGAATTCATCATTGATATTAATAATGATGATTACCATTTATCCATAAACGGTTTATTGTGTATGATGAGCTTACCAAACTAAGGAGGTTCATCATGCATAGTAAACGGTGGTCATCATGTCTGCATCGCTAACCGCTGATACGATAAATCAGGGGCTTAGCTACGGTGCGCTGGCGGCAGTCATCGCCGGCGTACCTCCTGAAGTGGCGCTGGGGTCGCTGGCTGGGGCGGTAATTTTTGTTACCTCTGCTGTTGAGTATCCGGTCAAGCGCCGCGTTCTCCTGGCGCTACTCAGCTTTCTATGCGGTCTTCTCTTCTACAAACCCACAGCATCAATCCTTATCGGCGTTGCCAGCATGATCCCCACCATCACACAGGACTCGTTCGAGCGGGGCATTGTCTACTCCGCCGGCGCGTTCGTTGCGGCGATTGTCGCTGTGCGGATTGGGATATGGCTGTATCACCGCTCTGACAATCCGCGCGATTTAATCCCGGGAGGAAAAGACGATGACAGGCCATGATCTGCTGCTGATCGCTAATGCCCTCATCTGCGGCGGGATAGCGCTGAGGGTGATGTTCTTCCAGCGCAACGGATCGCGCCACCGCCGCTGGGGCGGGTGGATAGCCTATTTCCTCATCGTGGCGGCGGCCAGTATCCCGCTTCGCACCGCGTACTCATACCTGTACCACTTCCCCATGACCGCAGATCTTTCTGAGGTCGTTATCAATGCTGTGATGTTCGCCGCGGTGCTGAAGACGCGCGGCAACGTCGTGCAAATCTTCAAGATATCGAGGTCGCAACATGGACATTAACGAGTTTCAGAAAGCTGCCGGCGTTAGCCTGGCGCTGGCCACACGCTGGCATCCGCACATTGTGGCGGCCATGAAAGAGTTTGGCATTATCAAGCCGTTGGATCAGGCGATGTTTATTGCCCAGGCCGGGCATGAAAGCACTGGCTTTACCCAGCTCGTTGAGAGCTTCAATTACAGCGTGGCGGGGCTGGCTGGTTTCGTCCGCGCAGGGCGACTAACGCAGGGCCAGGCTAATTCCCTCGGACGCCGGCAGGGTGAGCCATCGTTGCCACTGGAGAGGCAGCGGGCCATTGCCAATCTGGTGTACAGCAAACGCATGGGGAATAACGGGCCGACCGACGGCTGGTTTTACCGCGGGCGCGGTCTCATCCAGACCACCGGACTAAACAACTACCGCGATTGCGGGTCTGCCCTGAAGGTGGATCTGGTTAAGCAGCCGGAGCTGCTGGCGCAGGACGAGTATGCAGCGCGCAGCGCGGCGTGGTACTTCGTGAAATATGGATGCCTTAAGTACACCGACGACCTGACGCGCGTCACGCAGATCATCAACGGCGGGCAGAATGGCATCGACGATCGCCGTGTGCGTTACCTGTCGGCCAAGAAGGTGCTGGCATCATGATCACGGCATTCGTGAAAGCATACTGGAAACAGTTGCTTATCGTGTCGATGCTTGCTGCTCTGGTGGCCGGTGGCGTTATAGCCTGGAATATTCACGGTGATAGACAGTACGACGCCGGGTATGCGCAGGCGAAGGCTGACCGCAAAGCAGAAGATGAGAAAGCCCGTCAACATGATGAACAGGAGAAAGCAACCAATGAACATGAGGCGCAGCAGAGGATCGACCAGGCGCGCAATGATGCTCTTGATGCTGCCGCTCGCGCTGGTCGGCTGCAGCAGCAGCTCGTTGCCATCCGTGAGCAGCTCAGGCAGTATAACGCCACTGTCGGCGCTGGGACGTCAGCCGCAGACACCGGAGTTTTGCTTGCCGACGTGCTCGAAAAATCTCTCGAACGAAACCGGCAACTGGCAGAATACGCTGACCGGGCAGCTGAAGCCGGAAGAGTCTGTGAAAGACAGTACGATGAACTAACCAGGTAGCATGGTATTTTTCATGGTACTGTTTCCCGGTGACGGTATATAAAACGGTACGCAGAATTTATCGTTTCATAAACTTGTTTTCAGTCAATTGGTTACGAGTGCTGTAAATAATTGAGTGGGAGTAATCCCCGGCGTTAGCTGAGTAAAACGAAACCCTCTGTGTTTACAGAGGGTTTTTTTATAGCTGCTACATTAAGGTCTCCCACCTGACGGCAAGCG